TGGCCAAAAAGCGTTCAACCACATTCTGGAACCGCAAGATCATCTTGGTTAGCACGCCAACTGAAAAGGGTGCTTCCCGAATTGAGAAAGCGTTTGCGGAAAGCGATCAAAGATATTTCCATGTGCCTTGCCCAGATTGCGATGAAGAACAGGTTTTGAAGTGGGAAAACGTGCAATGGGAAAATGGCGATCCCAGCACAGCGTTTTATTGTTGCCCACATTGTGGCGGCGTTTGGGATGACGCGAAAAGATATAGCGCAGTAAAAAAAGGCAAGTGGGTTGCAACAGAGCCAACCCGCAGCGTTGCCGGCTTTCATCTGTCAGCCTTATATTCCCCTTGGACATCCCTATCACAAGGCGTTGAGGATTTCATAAACGCAAAAGGCGATCCCATGCGTTTGAAGGCTTGGGTGAACCTGTATTTAGGGGAAACTTGGGAAGAACAGGGTGAACGCATTGATGAATATGATCTTTATGAACGCCGTGAAGATTGGACGGATGATTTGCCTGAAGGTGCGGTTGTTTTGACGGCTGGCGTTGACGTTCAGGATGACCGGCTTGCATATGAAGTGTTGGCCACTGGCAGCGGCCATGAAACTTGGTCAATCCAGTATGAAGAAATCTATGGTGATCCATCGGGATCGGAATTGTGGCAAAGGCTGGATGAAGTCTTAAATCAAACCTTTATACATCCTATACGCGGTGAAATGATAATTAGATCAACTTGCGTGGACAGCGGTGGCCACTACACGCAACAAGTGTACAACTACGCACGGCAACGGGCTGGCAAGCGGGTGTTTGCGATCAAGGGTGTTGGCGGTGAAGGCCGTCCGATCATCGGCAAGCCTAGCAAGAACAACATCGGCAAAATCAACTTGTTTCCAGTTGGCACGGATACAGCCAAGGAACTGATTTTTGCACGGCTGAAGATCACTGAAGTGGGTGCGGGATATTGTCACTTTCCGTTCACGCACAGTGAAGAATATTTCCGAATGCTGACATCTGAAAAGAAGGTGACAAAGTATTTCAAGGGACGGCCAAGACGGGAATGGGTGAAGGTGCGACAACGCAACGAAGCCTTGGATTGCCGTGTTTATGCAATGGCCGCTTTGGAGTTGATGGGGCTAAATATTGAACACCTTGCAAAACAGGGGCAAAATAAGGTAAAATCAACGCAAGCAGTACCCAAAAGGCGTGCATATAAGCCGCGTCCGAATAACTTTGTGACAGGATATTGACAGAATGGCCAATCTGTTTGACGCTGATAATGCACCCGAAGGCGAACCAACTGAAATTGTGATTGGTGATTTCATCCAATTCAAACGCAGTGATTTGGTCACTGATTACCCCAATTCTACGCATACGGCGGAATATGTCGCGCGGATCACCGGCGGTGGCGCAACCGAAATCAAGTTGGCTGGCACGGCACCAGATGCCACCAAATATCTGTTTACAGTTAGCAGCGTTGACAGCGCAGACTTTGTTGCCGGTTATTACCATTGGCAATTAGAGATCACAGAAACGGCATCAGGCAATCGCATTGTTGTTGATCGTGGTGAATTTACCGCCGTCGTTGATCTGGATGAAAACAATGTTGATCCGCGTACACATGCGGAAATTATGATTGATAAGATTGAAGCCGTATTGCAAAACCGTGCGGATGGCGATCTTTCCAGTTATTCGATTGCTGGCCGATCATTGACCAAGATGGCACCCGATGAATTGCTGTCTTGGCGTGATTATTATCGGCGTGAATTTGCGGCTGAAAAGCGCAAGGCGAAAATAAAACGTGGAAAGCGGAATGGTTCCACAGTCTTAATGAGGTTCTAAAATGGGTTTGTTTGATTTCCTATCGCCACGAAATGAGCAACCCGAAGCTAAGATTTCCAAGCGATCCCGCCGCCGTTTGCGTCAATATGCCGGCGCAAATCAGGGGCGTTTGTTCAGCGATTTCATTGGTTCTAGCTTTTCGGCTGACAGTGAATTGCGCACAAATCTGCCCATCTTGCGCAACCGTTCACGCGATCTGGCCAGAAATAACGAATACGCAAAGCGGTTCCTGAACCTGATCAAAACCAATGTTGTTGGTGAAAAGGGGTTCACCGTTCAAGTTCGCGCACGCAATGATGACCGTTCACTTGACGCGGCTGGCAATACTATCCTTGAAAATGCTTTCCGTTCATGGGGCCGCATGGGTAACTGTGATGTGACAGGCCGCATGTCATGGTTGGATGCGCAGCGTTATGTTGCGGAAACCTTGGCGCGTGATGGTGAAGTTTTCGTTAAGTTTGTGCAAAACCGCCGCTTTCGTGATGGCTTTTCTTTGCAGTTCATTGAAAGCGATCTGGTTGACGAAAGCAAAAACGGCAAGGCACAGAACGGCAACCAAATCCGCATGGGTGTGGAAGTGGACAGTTTTCAGCGTCCCGTTGCCTACTATGTTTTGACTGCCCACCCAAATGACACATTGAATTTCGCAACATCGGCTGAACGTAAACATGTGCGTGTTCCAGCCACAGAAATGTTGCACCTATTTATCCCCCAGCGCACGCACCAAAACCGTGGTGAACCGTTCATGGCACCGGCGATTGCATCGCTGAAGATGCTGCACGGTTATCGGGAAGCTGAACTAATTGCCGCACGGGCAGCGGCAGCAAAGTTTGGCATCATTACCACACCCGATGGGGATGAATTTGTTGGTGATGATCAAACTGAAGATGAAGTTCCAATCATTGATATGGCACCGGCATCTGTCTATCAGTTGCCATCAGGCCATGATTTCAAAATGATCGATCCAGCGCACCCGACATCGGCATTTGCTGCCTTTGAAGAAGCGGTTTTGCGCGGCATCGCATCAGGTTTGAACGTCAGCTATACCAGCCTGTCAAACGATCTGAAGGGTGTTTCATATTCTTCTATACGCCAAGGCACCATTGAAGAACGTGATCACTACAAAACGCTACAATCTTTCATCATCGAACATTTCTGTGAACCAGTGTTCCGTGCGTGGCTAGATAGCGCGTTGACGTTTGGCAACATCCCGATCCCGATCAGCAAATATGATAAGTTTGCCGACAATATTCATTTCCGTGGCCGTGGGTTCTCATGGGTTGATCCACAGCGTGAAATCAATGCGAATGTGACAGCCTTGACCAATGGCATCATCAGCATGAATGACATCGCGGCGAATTATGGGCGGGACGTTGAAGAATTATTCAGCCAAATCCAAGCCGATAAAGAAATGGCTGAACGCTATGGCCTGAAGATGGCCTTTGAACCATTTGGCGCAAAAGCACCCGTGCAAGCTGAAATTGAGGCTGACGATGGCTAGTTATAAGCCCACACAAGGCATGAAAGAAGAAGCCCAGCGCGGTCTTGATTGGCGGTCAGAATATGGACGCGGCGGGACTGAAGTGGGCATTGCTAGGGCGCGTGACATCGTGAATGATCGCAATCTGTCAGAAGATACGGTTAAGCGGATGTTCAGCTTTTTCAGCCGCCATGAAGTGGACAAAGAAGCCGAAGGGTTCAGCCAAGGTGAAGATGGGTATCCATCAAATGGCCGCATTGCGTGGGCGTTGTGGGGCGGTGATGCCGGCTTTGCATGGTCACGCAACATTGTGGAAAGCCTGAAGTCAGAGGAAAGCCGTGCGGTCACCGATGCCGTGCGTGAAGGCTTGAAGAACAAAGTTGAAGAACACAATGAGGAAGTGGGCAATAGTGCGACAAAGCGCACTAACTTGCGCACTCTTATTAGTGTGTTTGAGCGCGGTGTTGGCGCATACAAAACCAACCCTGAAAGCGTGCGTCCAAACGTGCAATCCCCTGAACAATGGGCATATGCGCGTGTGAACAGCTTTCTTTATGCTCTCAGAAATGGTAAGTTTAGGTCAGGAAAGCATGACACGGACTTATTGCCTGAAGGGCATCCGATGTCATCAAAGCGAGGTGAAAGCATGAAAAAGCGTCATGTGATTAATATTGAAGAAACTGAAGAAGCGTACATTGTGACGTTTGCGAAGCCTCATGCCGAAGATGAACCGGCGGTTGAGGCCGAAGAAATGCCAACAGAAGAAGAACGCTTTAGCCGTGAAGAAATGTCCAAGCGTGCGATGCACATGGGCGATGGCGAAGCGGCGTTTGATGAAGAAAGCCGCCGTGTGAAGGTTGGTGTTTCCACAGAAGAACCCGTTGAACGGTCATTTGGCTTGGAAGTCATTGATCACACACGGGAAAGCATGAATTTGGATTTCTTGAATAGTGGTCGCGCACCGCTTTTGCTTGATCATGATATGGAAAAGCAAATTGGCGTGATCGAAGGGGTTGAACTAGATGAAGATGCGCGTAGGTTGCGTGCAGTTGTGCGGTTTGGAAAAGGCCCACTTGCTTCTGAAGTGTTCAATGATGTTACTGATGGCATCAGACAAAACATCAGTGTTGGTTATCGTATTGATGGCCGTGTAAATCGTGAAAGTGATCCTGAAGAATATTACAGGGTGGCGGTCACACCAATGGAAATAAGTATCGTTTCAGTCCCAGCGGATCAGTCAAATCTTGTTGGCGTTGGTCGGTCAGTTCCAGCAGAACCTAAATCTCAATCATCTTTGGAGGATGTTAAAATGACTGAAGAAGTCAAAAACAACGTCGATCTTGATGCGGTAAAAGCTGAAGCAGTTCGCGCCGCACGCAAGAATGACGCAGAAATCTTGGCGATTGCAGCCAAGCACAACAAGCGTGACCTAGCAAACGAAGCGATCAGCAAAGGCATGTCAGTGGATACATTCCGCGGCGTGTTGTTGGACGCAATCGGTGACGCACCACTAGACGTTGCACCAGCGGCAGTTGATGCACCAGTGAAAGAAAAGCGCAACTATTCATTGGGTCGCATGATCCAAGCGCAAGTCACCGGTGATTGGCGCAAAGCTGGTTTTGAACGTGAAATCAATGACGAAATCGCAAAGCGCGTTGGCCGTGATGCAGAAGGCGTTTATGTGCCAGATTTCGCATGGCAACAGCGTGGTCCACTATCAACAGCGGCAACAGGCGGTTCAGCGTCCGAAGTTGTCTTTGATGATTTTGTACCAACTGCACACCGTGGCGACATGTTCATTGAAGCGTTGCGTGCGCGTCAGGTTCTTGGTGGCCTAGGTGCAACTTATATGTCTGGTCTAACTGGCCGCGTTAAGATGCCAAAAATGGCAACTGGTGCAAATGCTGCATTCGTTGAAGAATTGGCAGATGTTGCAGATGGAGCCGGCACAGACGCGGGTGTCACATTGCAGCCACGCACAATGGGTGCATTCGTTGACGTTTCACGTTTGTTGATGATGGAAAGCGTTCCAGCGATTGAGCAAATCATTCAAAACGATCTTCTAGCATCAGCGGCAGATCGCACTGAATTTTATGCCATCCAAGGTTCAGGTTCAGGCGGTCAACCGACAGGCTTGTTGAACACAGCCGGCGTGAACGATCTTGATATCTCAGCGGGTACAGATCGTGCAGCGTTGACATGGGATGACATCATCGATCTTGTCAAACTGGTTGAAGAAGATAACGGCATCGTGAACGGAAACGCGGCTGGCTTCTTGTCTCACCCAGCGGTTAAAGCGGCATTGGCATCAACATCCAAAGTTGCATCAACTGACAGCGTGATGATCCTAAACGATCCTTGGAACAACCTATATGGTTATCCAGCGGCGTTTACATCTAACGTGCCAACAACACTTGATCCGGGCGATGCCGGCAATGACGCATCTGCATTGATCTTCGGTGACTTCTCACAGTTGATGATTGCACAGTTCGGCGCACCATCCATCTTGGTTGATCCATACACAGGATCACGCGCGGGAACAGTTCGCATGGTTCTACATGCTGAACTAGATGTTGCGGTACGCAACGCAGTCAGCTTCGCAATCACTAACGAAGTTGATCCTTCATAATAAATTATTAGAGGGGGCAGAAATGCCCCTTCTTTCCACCGGAAGGGTGAATTATGAAAATTACGATATCAAAGAAATGTTCCGCAGGGATCGGCAGAAATTTGATGGCCGGTGAAGAACATGACTTGCCAGATCGCACCGCGCAGAAACTAATTGCGCGTGGTTATGCTGAAGCGGCAAGCGCACCAAAGCCAAAGGCAACCAAGCCAAAGGCACCTAAAAAGACAACACGCAGCGTTGGCCTAAAGAAGTCAGACGTTGAACTAACCACGCCAGAGGATGACAGCTAATGGCGATTGCACTTGCAGATGATCTTTCATTGTTGTTTGACGTTGAAGATTTTGCCACCGCTGCAACATACAGTGGGGCAACTATTAACGGCATATTTGACAATGAAACGGTTCCTATGGATGCCGGTGGGACAGCGCAGGTGCATCAAGAGCAGCCACGGTTTACATGCCGCACAACGGACGTTTCTGGTGTGGCATCAGGCGACACAATCACGATCAATGCGGTCACTTATAATATTGTTGCGTGGATACATGATGGCACCGGCGTGACAGTCTTGCAGTTAGAGAAACCATAATATGGCACACGTTAGGCAGCAAATCCGTGACACAGTTGCAACCACGCTGACATCGGCAGTGACGCTGGTCAGTGGCCGTGTATATACAACCCGCGTGCATCCGTTGAATGAAGCCTTACTGCCGGCCATTAGCGTCTATACGGGCAGCGAAACAAGTGAACGTTATAACGTTGGGGTGACAGATATAAACCGTGAACTATCGTTGGAAATTGATGTTTATGTGCGGGAAAGCAGCACATTTGACGATGACGCGGATGCAATAGCGGTGCAAGTTGAAGAAGCGATTGCGGGTGATTTCACCATTGGTGGACTTGCTAAATCAACGGTGCTAACTTCAACCGCAATACAATTTGACGGTGAAGCCGATCAAATATTGGGCGTGGCAAAGCTGACTTATATGGTTAGATATGTTACAGCTTTAAATGACGTAGAAACGGCCAAGTAAGGAGTTTAACCAATGGCTACACATTTCGGATCAGACGGTAAGGTCAAGTTGATCACAACCGGCGGCACTCCAGCGGCAGTTGGCGAATTGCTAAACTGGACAGTAACAATGACAGCCGATGCAGTTGAAACAACTAGCATGGGTGACACAGCGCGTACATACACAGCCGGCTTGCAGACAGGCACAGGTTCAATGTCGCTATATCTTGACCCAGCCGATGCAGTCCAAGAAGATTTGGCGCAAGGTGATGTCATCGATGCTGAATTTTATGCTGAAGGCGACACAACAGGCGATCAGTATTATTCAGGTTCGTTCATCGTGACATCTGTTGAGCGTGGCGCAACGCTAGACGGCATTGCAACGCTGAATGCAGAATTACAGCTAACCGGCGCACTAACAATCGGAACGGTTGCCTAATATGTCACTAGCTAAACGCATCGCGGCAAATCGGGCAGAAAAAGAATTGAGTTCGATTGAAATTGAAGAATGGGGTGAAAACGGGGAACCGCTTACCCTATTCTTTAGTGAAGTTTCTGCACGCGATATGTCAAAGATACAGAAAAAGCACGCTGACTTTATCAACAATCCGACAATGGATGCGATGGTTGAAATGATCATCCTGAAATGTCAAACGGCTGATGGTGAAAAGGCTTTTGATATTGGTGACAAGTTCATCTTGATGGGTGAACCGTTAGGCATGATCGCCAAGGTGTTTGGTGCTATCTTTGAAACGGTATCTGTTGAGGAACACGAAAAAAACTAAGGGGCGATCCATTTAGGCTCAATCTGATTGCACTGGCTGAACTATTAAGCAAGACCATTAGTGAGATTGAAGAAATCAGTGTTACGGAATACAATGAATGGGTCGCATACTTTAAACTAAAGAAGGAGCGCGAAGAAGATGGCAGTTGAAAAGCTCACGTTTGAGATGAACGCCGTTGGCAACGCCGTTCCTGAAATGAAGAAAGTCCAAGCCCAGCTTGGCAATGTCAGCAAATCGATGACGATGGCCACGGCCGGTTTGCAGAAGCACGCAAACGCCAACCGTGCGTTGGTGGGTGCAAACAAGAACCTTACCCGCAATCTAGGCATGGCATCCTTGCAGTTCCAAGATATGGCCGTTCAGGCTTCAATGGGAACTGATGCCTTGCGCATCATGACAATGCAAGCACCGCAACTTGCATCTGTATTCGGGCCAAAAGGGATGATCTTGGGTGCGGTTGTTGCCATCGGCGGTGCATTTGCCATGCTAGGTGACAAGACAACCAAGCTGACATTTGACTTCAAGAAGTTTGGCGCGGATATGGCGGTTGCCTTCAAGCCGCTGATTGATTTTGTCATGCCGGCAGTCAATGCGGTCAAGAAGGCATTTGATCTGTTGAAAACAGGGGCCATGATTGCGATCAACGGGATCATCAATGGCTTCAACTATCTTGTGACATTTATAAGCGGCGTTCCGGCTATTGTGTCGGAGGCGTTCACACGGGCTGGCAAGCAAATTCAATTATTTGCGACAAATTCTAAGATATTCTTCAATGAAATGGAATTTACCTTTTTGGTGATGATTTCCAATATCATGGAAAAGTTCCTTACATTCACGAATGAAACTGCAAAGGAAATAAATAGAGTTTTCAGCACGGCATTGCCTGAAGATATGGGCGCGGGTGCATTCTCAAAATTGCAAGATAAGATTGATAACAACATTCTTGGCGTTCTGGACTTAACGCGAAAAGCGGATGGTTTGCGTGCTGAACTAGATAAGCCTTATCAAAGCGTGACTGATCTAAAGAATGACTTGAACAACATCACAGCCATCGATTTGTTCTCATATTTTGACCGCGTGAAGGTTAAGTCAAAAGAAACCGCTGATGAAATGAAGAACATCCACACGGTTGCGGATATGATCGGGGATACATTTGAGAATGCCACAATGAGCATTGTCAAAGGCACACGGTCAGCCAAGGACGCATTCCGTATGATGGCCACAGAAATCATTGCTGAATTGTTCCGTATCTTTGTTGTTAAGCAAATCACAGGCTTCATCACCAGTTCAATCAGCGCGGCATTCCCATCGATTGCCGGCATCCCAGCGCGTGCAAACGGTGGGCCAGTGAATGCGAACACCCCTTATATGGTTGGTGAACGTGGGCCAGAATTGTTTGTGCCAGCGCGCGCCGGATCAATCGTGCCAAATGAGCGTGTAAAAGGTGGTGGCGGTGAAGTCATCGTTCAGCAAACCATCAACGTGACAACAGGCGTGCAACAGACCGTGCGCAATGAAATTCAAACCTTGCTTCCACAGATTGCCGAAGCGTCGAAAGCGGCGGTCATGGATGCACGCAGAAGGGGTGGCAGCTTTGCCAATGCGTTCTAATGGCTATTAGTTATCCTTTAACACTCCCATCACATACCGGCATTCAGTCAATCACCTTTAGGGCGGTGAACACGGTTGGCATCAGCCAATCGCCTTTCACCTATGCGCAACAGGCGGTGGCACATAGTGGCCAAAGGTGGGAAGTTGATGTCACTTTGCCACCCATGAAGCGTGCGGATGCTGAACAGTGGGTGGCATGGTTGATCAGCTTACGCGGCCAGCTTGGCACATTCACACTTGGCGATCCTATTGGCACAACGCCACGCGGATCAGCCGGCGGCACGCCTTTGGTCAACGGTGCAAGCCAAACAGGCGGCACATTGGTGATTGACGGTTGCACAGCTAGTCAGACAGGTTGGCTAAAGGCTGGTGACTATATTCAGCTTGGATCAGCGGGTTCAGCCACCTTGCACAAGGTTTTGCAAGACGCTGACAGCGATGGATCAGGAAATGTGACCTTGGATATATGGCCGTATATACGGACGGCACCGGCAGATGATGCCATAGTCACAACGTCAAACACGGTTGGCAATTTTAGATTGGCCAGCAATCAGCAAAATTGGAATGTAAATGAAGCGTCAATCTATGGCATGACGTTTGGCGCATTTGAGGCAATCTAATGTCACGCACAATCGCATCCAGCATAATCACCAAACTAAGCCAAGACACGGTTTACCCGTTTTATGCGGTTGACATGAATTTTGACAGCACACCAATTCATGCTTGGACAGGCTTGGGTGAAATATCATTACATGGCAATACCTACACCGGCACGGGTCAACTATTGCAGATTTCAGAGGTGCAAGAAACGCAAGATATAGCCGCCAAGGGCATGACATTGGCTCTAAGCGGTATTCCATCAGGATTGTTGTCTTTGGCACTCACAGAGCCATATCAGGGCCGCACATGCAAAGTTTATCTTGGTTTCATGACCAGTTGGGAAAATCCAGACAGTTCACCAGACACGATGGAGATATTCAGCGGCTACATGGATCAGATGAACATCGATGAAGGCCCAGAAACATCCACGATCAAGATGACGGTTGAAAGCCGGTTGATCGATCTGGAACGGCCACGCAACCGCCGTTATACCCGCGAAAATCAGCAAATCCGACATTCAGGGGATCGTGCATTTGACTTTGTTGAAAGTATGCAAAGCCAAAGACTGACATGGGGCGGCGGTGGCTAGATGCGCGTGGCAAATTGGGACATAAAACTTGCCGAATATGTCAACAGTTTGCGCGATTATCCTTTCGTTTGGGGTGAACATGATTGCCTAACCTTTGTGAATAATTGCGTTGAGCAAATACGCGGGGAAACATTCGCTGATGATTGGCTTGGCGATTATACTACAGGCAGGGGCGCATTTAAGGCGTACAGAAAGCTATTATATTCGCAAGAGTATGACACAATATGCGACATGTTGGATGACAGGTTAGGGCGGTTCACTGGCCGCTTTCCACCAAGGGGAACCGTTGTTGGCAAACCATGTGATCAAAAAGTTGGCGTTTTGCCCATTGTTCTTGGTATAGTAGTGTCAGACTTGGCGGCTTTCATCGATACCGATGGCATGGTATTGTTGCCATTAGATGAAAATGATCTTTTTTGGAGCGTTGACTAATGCCACAATTATTCGTTGCAGCCGTTTCAGCCGTAGCAGGGGCGATAGGTGGCACAGTGGCCGCAGTGGCCGCAACTACAGTCATCGGGACGGCAACCGTTGCAACCGTGGTTGGTTATGCCGCCTATGCAGCCGTGACAGCTTACGCAATCAACGCATTGCAAAAAAAGGCACTAGGTAAGGCCAGATCGGCAGCGGCATCAGTAGCAGCGGCACAAAAGGGATATGGCACCACGGTGAACGCGGTTGCGCCGGCATCTGATCACGCGGTGATCTATGGTCAACAGCGGGTTGGCGGTGTTGTCTTTTATCGGTCAGTGACAAATGATCAACAATATTTGCACACCTTGATTGCACTTGCCGGCCACGAATGTGAAGAAATCGGTGACATCTATGCAAATGATGATCTTCTAACGATTGATGGCGATGGCTTTGTGACTAATTCCGAATATCAGTTGAAGGATGCAGATGGCAATGTGACAGGGCCGGCATTGCGGATCAACAAGCATTTGGGAACCGCTGGCCAAGCCGCTGATGCCGATCTGGTTGCAGAAGATGGTGCATGGACAGCCAACCACCGTGCGGCTGGCGTGGCTTACATTTATGTGCGTGCAGAACATGACACCAATGTGTTCCCGCAAGGCTTGCCGACATTCAGCGCGATTGTGAAAGGTAAGAAGGTTTACGATCCGCGCACAGATACAACAGCATATTCAAACAATGCGGCACTTTGCTTGCGTGATTATCTTTTGGCTGATTATGGCTTGGGCGCAGATAGCAGTGAAATCAATGACACCGCATTTGCAGCGGCGGCAAACACATGTGATGAGAACGTGACTTTAGCCGCCGGCGGCACTGAAAAGCGTTATACAGTCAACGGATCATTCACCACGGCATTGCCGCCAGATGACGTTATCACAGATTTGGTGGCATCGATGGCGGGAACCATTTGGTATTCACAGGGCCAATGGGGAACCAAAGCCGGCGAATATACGACACCCGTTTTGACGCTAGATGAAGATGATTTGCGCAGTGGGTTGCAGATTAGCACACGCCACAGCCGCCGTGATAACTTCAACACGGTCACAGGCATGTTCACAGGGCCGTCAACTAGCTATCAGCCGACAGACTTCCCACAGGTCACATCATCGGCTTTTATTAGTGTGGACGGCGGTGAAACGGTCACACAAGACTTCCCGTTGCCGTTTACGTCCACGCCAACAATGGCGCAGCGGATTGCCAAGATTGCGCTATTCAGAAACCGTGAACAATTCACCATTTCAGGCACATTTGGCTTGCGTGCCTTGCAGTTGCAGATTGGCGACATTGTAAACGTGACAAACAGCCGGTTAGGCTTTAGCGCAAAGAATTTTGAAGTGGTTGATTGGCGATTTGGCTTTGGCACTGATCAGACGTTAGAGGTTGCCCTAACCTTGCGTGAAATCAGTTCAGGGGTGTTTGATTGGGATGCAGAGGAAACCGCATTTGAACTGAATGCCACCAACTTGCCATCACCGCTGACAACCGCAGCCGTGGGCATTACCATCACGCCAATCGTGCGTGAAGTAAACCAAGCCATTTCTGGTGGTTTTGAAATCGATGTCACTGCGTCTGAACCTTATGCCGCACAGTTTGAAGTTCAATATCGTAAAGTTGGGACAACCAAATATATCAACGGCGGCATTCAAAAGGGTGGCACTTTTGACATCACTGGCCTTGAAGATGGTAGCTATGATATTCGTGCCAGATCGGTCAACGATTTCGGCGTTGTTGGGCCTTGGACAGAAGTGGCAGGGCGCGGGCTGGACATCAAGGAAGCCTTGGGCGCACCTGATGATGTTCAGGATTTCACAGGCAACGTGATTGGTAGTTCATTGCACCTATCTTGGACACCTGTAACAGCGGCTGGCCTGTCACATTATAAGGTGCGTTATTCATCAGAAACATCAGGTGCAAGCTATCAAAACGCGGTGGACATTGTTGATAAGGTGTCGCGTCCCGCAAATACGGCGGTTGTCCCTGCTAAAACAGGCACCTATTTCCTGAAGGCCGTCGATAAGATCGGCAACGTGTCAGCAACCGCCGCCAGCTTTGGTGTGATCGTTGATCCGAATAATGTGGAAAACTTCAACGCATTTGACACCGTGACTGAACATCCTGTTTTCGCTGGCACTAGAAACAACGTTGTGGTGCTAGAAGATGCAGAAGGCGATTATCTGGCGTTGGATACCGTTGATCAGTTTGATGACGGTTCAGGTGACTTTGATGATGCGCTAGGCTTGTTTGACGGCTTCTCAGGCACGGTTGCGCAAGGTGAATACTATTTTGACAATTCGATAGATTTTGGTGAAGTTTACACAAGCCGAATTTATCCCAACTTTAAGGTGGATTATCTTGATTACGTCAACGATTTCGACAGTGCCACAGGGAATTTTGATGATCGTCTTGGAGATTTTGACGGCGATCCAGCCCAGTTTGACGTGACATCAGCGAAGTTTCAGTTGCGCCACACAAATGACGATCCAGCGGGTTCACCAACATGGTCAGCATGGCAACCGTTCGTCGTTGCCGATATGACGGCACGGGCGTTGGAATTTAGGGTTCTCATGTCATGTTCAAATGGTGCGGCATCACCCGCCGTGCGTGAACTAGAGGCACAGATTGACATGCCTGAAAGAACCGTGTCAGAAAATGACATTACATTCACGGGCAGTCGCAGTATAACATTCCCAACAGCGTTCAAGGCTACACCAGCCGTTGGGGTTGCACTGGCAAACTTGGCTGATGGTGAACGGTATGTTATAACGAATAAAAGCCGCACAGGTTTTGATATAGAAATCTTTGATGGTGGAACGCAAAGCACAAATTCGGTCACTTTAGATTATGTGGCTAAAGGATACGGCAAGGAGATCGTCTAAATGTCGCAACATGATTTTAATATCGCCAACCAAGGCTTCCCAGCTACACGGGCAGACATAAACAATGCATTCCAAGCGATTGCGTCAAATTCATCAGGGCCAACGGCACCATCCACAACTTATGCAAATATGTGGTGGTATGACACAACCAACAATAAGATGTATTTGCGCAATGAAGCTGATAGCGCATGGATTGAAGTTGCGACAATCGATCAAACCAATAACGAATGGCAGATCACAACGGGTGTTGTTCAGGCCAAAGACAGTGATGGTTTAGTCTTAAGAACAGATGACGGCACAACCCGTTTGGCACTGGATGATGCAACTGGCGACATTCTTTTCTATGAAGATACGGGTACAACCGCAAGAATGCGGTGGGACGCAAGCGCGCAACAATTAATAATTGATGGTGATAGCGCGGCAAGCGATCTTGCAACATCAGTTACAGCAAGCGCACTTGAAATAAATGGTGACGTTGTTGGCGGCAGCGCGGCATTATGGTTCGGCAAAGCCAGCGCGGGGGCGAGCTATTTACAAGGTGCAAATAGTGCGGGATCATCTTCTTATAGTGTCTTGCTAAATCCGTATGGCGGTAACGTGGGGATTGGGACGGATTCGCCAAGCGCAAGGTTGACCGTTCAGGATAGTTCCTTACCAAAAATCCAAGCTAATTATAATGGAGCCGCACACTTAGAACATGGGGTTGGTGGTTCTGGTTGTGGCTTCTCAATGACCACTGGTCACTTTATGACATTTAATCATCAGCCTTATGCAAATAGAGGTACTGATACTAATTTAACAGAACGCATGCGCGTTACAAGTGGTGGAAATCTACTTATAAACACAACGAGTTCATTATATTCCAACAATCATATGCTTCAATTAGTTGCTACAAATGGCTTTGGCGATGGCGGCATGATTATTAAGCATTCTGATGCTACAGGTGTAACAACAGTTACCTGTCTGAGGCTTTTAAATGCATCTGGCACAGAAGTTGGAACTATCAAAATTGACAATAGTTCGGCGCAATTTAATACATCATCAGACTATCGGCTTAAAGAAAATGTTACGAACATTTCTGATGGTATTACAAGAGTTAAACAACTTGCGCCTAAACGCTTTAATTTCATTCTAAATCCTGACAAAACAGTTGATGGCTTTCTTGCGCACGAAGCGCAGACGGTTGTTCCTGAAGCGGTCACAGGCACACAAGATGCAATGCGTGACGAAGAATATGAAGTCACGGCAGCTTTGGGCGAAGTCTACACACCCGCAGCATCAGCGACTTATGACGATGACGGCAATGAGCTAACAGCGGCAACTGATGAAATCATCCACAGCACGGATGTTGAGCGTCCAGAAACTTTGGCAGATGGTCAAGAATGGCGTGAAACAACAGCCGCCGTCATGGGAACCCGCACCGTTCCTGATTATCAGGGCATTGACCAATCCAAACTTGTGCCATTGCTGACAGCCGCACTGCAAGAAGCGATTGCCAAGATTGAAGATTTGGAAACACGGGTTGCCGCATTAGAAAGCGCGTAAGACTAGGATGAACCACGATGGCAAGAACAGCCGCAGAAGCACACAAGCGAATTGATGATATTGAACCGCGTGTCACTAAATTGGAGACTGCCACGCACTTGCAGTTCAAGGAAGTTTTCACGCGGATCAAGCGGTTGGAAGCCATCCTGATTGGCACGGCTGGCACCATTATTACCATGCTTGTGATGATCCTTAGCCGTATGGGTTAACAGATGGATCAGAAGGCAATCATATCCGTGCTATTTGCGGCGGTCATGGGTTTGATTGGCTGGAACATCAAGACAACCAATGAACTGCAACTTGCCGTGCAAAGGCTGGAAATCATTCTTTTGAATGATGCCATGATCAAATAAATGCTATTCGTGTTGATCCACATGCTGCTTGTGTGGGTCAATACGCCAACGGGTGCCGTGCCTATGTGGGTCTGCATTTATAAATCCCCTGAAATAGAGTATACTTATTTTGTATTGCAGCCGCTTTGGCGTGGTTGCGCAGAATTTGGAAACTTGTGATGGCTATCCTTGAAACAGTAATGGCAGCAAACGCCGCTTATGGCGTCATTAAGCAATGCCTACAAAACGGCAAGGAAGTCACTGGTTTGGTCAGTGAAGTGGGCAAATTCATCCAAGCTGAAGAAACCTTGCAAGAAGAATATAAGAAGCGCAAAGACAATCCGCTTGCGAAAGTATTAGGCAAAGACATTTCGGATTGGGAACACTTCCAACATCTTGAAGATATACGCCACAAGCGGCAAGAATTGGAAAGCTGGTGCAGACTGTATGCACCCGCTGGCACATGGGATCGATGGGTTAAATATCAGGCTGATGCAAGGATTGCCCGTAAGGAAGCCCGTAGAGCCGCAGAACGGGCGCGTGAAGAACGCATTGAACTGATTGTGGTCATCCTATCCATCGTGGGCGGCATTGCTGCACTGGCGGCTATTTTATGGTGGATTGGCCGAAACGCGGGAAAATGGTGATGGTTTATGTTTTGGTTTTTGTCAGCTTGGTTGGCGGTGACAACTTGCAATATTATCAGATCGGCAAATCATATGCCAATGAAGTTGACTGCAATAAGGAACGAATGAAGGCATCAGCATTGCTGACAAAGACAGGCACGGGATTGTTCTGCCTTGAAGTTAATAGAAATTAAACGCAATCGATGGGGTGTTTTGACGGATGCAAATAAATTGCTTATCATCACCCATGATCGACGAATAGCGAAAGGTTATATGGAATGGCTAAAACATTCATCGACGATTGGAAAATCATCCCACGCCTTATGATGTTGGCGGTGACAATTCTCACATATCAATCCGTTCACTGGTATATGGGGCTTCCTGATCCCACCAATGGCCAAGCTGGTCTGGTGTCTGTTTGCATGGGCGCACTGACAGGTTGCTTTGGCATCTGGATGAATGGGGAGGCGAAGAAATGATTGATAAGTTAATCGGGCCGGTCACTGGACTTCTGGACAAGTTCATTGAAGATAAAGACCAGAAAGCGGCATTGGCGCACGAAATCGCCACCATGTCATCCAAGCACGCACAACAGCTTGCATTGGCGCAGATTAGCGTCAACGCAGCGGAAGCGGCAAGTGGAAGCCTTTTTAAGGGTGGCTGGCGTCCTTTCATTGGTTGGACTTGTGGGCTTGCTTTCTTTTATCACTTTGTTGGTCAGCCTGTTGCCGTTTTTGTTATGACGGTCAGCGGCACGGAAATCCCAACCTTGCCGGAATTTGACATGGGAACATTGTTGACCGTGTTGGGCGGCATGTTGGGCATAGGTGGCTTGCGCACATATGAAAAGCAAAAGGGAATTACCAAATGAGTGATGCACTACGCACGCTGCAAGGCAAGATTGGCGCGGTTGCTGATGGCCAGTTTGGGCCAAATACGGCCAGAGCGATTGCCAAGCATTATGAACTGTCACCGCTGCATGGAGCGCACCTATTAGGCCAAGCAAGCCATGAAAGCGCGGGGTTCACCCGTACCAAGGAAAGTTTGTATTACAGCACCCCTGAACGCATACAGGCGGTGTGGCCATCACGTTTCAAGACTGTCAAAGATGCTGAACCCTATGCCAAGAACCCAACCGCGTTGGCCGGCAAGGTTTACGCTGGACGCATGGGCAACATCAATGAACAGGAAGCCGCCGCATTTATTGGACGGGGTTTCATCCAGTTGACCGGTCACACAAATTATAGGCTATTTGCCAGTGACATGCGGTTGCCTGAAGTGTTGAATGATCCGTCATTGGTCGAAAATGAATATGCCTTTGAAAGCGCATTGTGGTTCTTCAAATCCAACAGCTTGTTTGATCTATGCACTGATATTGATGAACTGACCATCCGCAAGATCACCAAGCGGATCAACGGCGGTTGGCATGGCATTGATGACAGGATCACACAGACAAACAAAATCTACCGTTGGCTATCCTGAACAACTTCAACGATGGCTTCATTGAACCGTTCAGCGCATTCATGTGCGTCTTTGTTTGGGACCTATATATTTAACTAGCCAAATAACACGTCGCGCATTGGCACAATGCAGTGTGCATTTGGAAGTAAACGAGGCGGTTCGCATTGGAAGCGAATGAAGGAAAATGAGGATGGCGCTGACTTGCCCTCATTTATATCGGCTAAGAACTATTCCGACTTTATTTTCAATGACTTAGGGGTGGCGCTGACTTGGCCAATAATTTATCGCGTGTTTTAGCTGGGATGGGATTACCACCTTTGACATAAGGCAAATGATTACCTATATTATTGGTGTGGCGGCTCTGGTTTCATCCGCATTAAGACCCTACCAAGGGC